GCTAAACCGCCTTTAGTTGTGCCGTTTTGTGTAAAGGTGTCATTAGATGCACCAGAGATAAAAGTTTTACCTCCTGCACTGTCATCAATACCTGTGTAAGCGCCACCGACAAATTTGTCAGTGCCATCAGTTGTGATGTCCATATCTGTTGCTGCCGTTACGACAATAAAAGTGAATTGTGCACCCAAATTACATAATTGATTTGGGTCTGTTTTATCATCAGGCTCTGTTACAACAATGCTAGGTAGAGTAAACACTCCATCTGCATCATTACATAACAGTGCTCTACCAGCATGGCTGGCTACTGTGATAGTTGTGTTAGCTGTTAAACTAACAACGGAATTATAACCTGCGTTTATAAAACCAGCGAGTGATCTTACAGGTCCTGAAAAGGTTGATTTTGCCATAATTTCCTCCATCGGAAATAAGTCCTACCGTCTTGGCTTGTCTGCTAGGTCAGTCTGTAGGACAAGTTATCCCTAGATAAGTAGATGCGGGTTGAGTAAGAAACCCCCGCATCACAGGTTCCATTAAGCTGCGATTAAGCTCCTGAAGAACCGTAAGCACCAAGCGGATCAGATACCCCAAAGGAATATCTTTCTCTTGCTTTATATCTTACGTTTCCAGTGTCAAAATCACCGTCCATGCTCGTTTCCATAGCAGTTCTAACGAAATGCTTGAAACCATTTGGAACATCCGTAACGATAAACCATGCATCAGTATCGGTTAGATAATGATTCACGGCAAATCCATCAGGAACAATACCCATAGACTTGATAGCATTGATGTCGTTGTCAGCAGTTGCAACCCGAAGTTCGGATTTCAATACTCTCTGAGCAACAAACATCAAATTAGGCGGAATAATCAACTTACGAGGTTGGGCTGCAATAAGCAGTCCTCTCTCATCCGTCCACCCAGCAATTGTTATAATACCAGCTTCCAAAGAAGTCTCGTTTAAATCAGCTTGAGTAGAGGGTGTATTTGCATTTGTTCCACCCGAAACAAGGGGGTGAGAGGTGCTGAATAAATCAACGCCATCACCTGAGTTATAAGACCCACCGCTAAACCCATTATTAAATGGATTAACAGCTTTAACTTGTTTCGTATAAGCCATAGCTCTGGCAAGTGCTTTCGTGTAGCGAGCAGAAAGAGAATCATAAAGATTATCTTCCATAGCTTCTTCAGTAATTGCAAATCCCATCGCAATGGTTTCATGGTTGTAACGAGCGGTAAAAGATTCTTGGGCGTTATCATAACTGATAGCAGACCCTTCGTCTTTCACAGGGGCGGCATTAAAGCCACTGAGTTTGAGATCCTCTTCAAACGATCTGTCTGAAGATTCGGTCTCATACACATCTTCATGCTCATCATCATACTTTGCATACTCTAATCCGAACAACGCATTCAATCCGGGTAAGAGTTCTTTTAGCAACTGCGCTCTTGAAATAGCCATTAGCTAATCTCCCTATAATCCGGTTGTGTTGTCATAAAGGTGCCCAGCATTAAATTTACAGATAACATCCGTATAGCTATCTCCAACCGCAGAGTTCGGACCATCGACAAAGTCGATGATACGAAGTGGTAGCGTATTGGTGGTAGCCGAAGTCGAGATATCAACTGCATTTTTACTGGTACCAATTGAAGTAGAGCCTGCTGTCTGGACAACCGCACAATTGCTTCCCAAAACGGTCTGTGCGGCAGTGCCATCACATTGCATTTGGAAAAGAACATTAGGGTCATCTATGACGTATGCTGCAGCGTCTGATGCCGCGGTTGATGCAACCCATTGCTGGTTGAATGTCAACTGGTTGGTATTTGGGTCGGTGTATTTACATCCGACAAAAAGACCTACAGGGGTCATTGAAGTAGTGCCTTCGTCTTTTTCAACGGTACCGGCAGCCACTAATTTGACAAAATCACCATAAAAGATAGCAGTACCATAAGCACTTGCTATTTTAATATGACGAACTTTTCCTGTAAAAGAACCATTTACACTCAAACCTGCTTGAGGCATCGCACCGTACGGCGTTGCACTTGAAGGCATAAGTAGTCTCCTTACATCACAAAGTTAAAATTAAGCAACTTCTTGAAATATAAAACTATTTCTTGATGTTGCCACCGAAAGAGACCCTTGATTGCCTTTCTGTTTCCATTTTAGGCATTCTTGGATCATTCTCTCTTAGGTAATTATGGTCAATCCCGTCCATCTGTTGATCAGACATTTGCTGGTAATATTCCCGGCGCTGTTTGACAACTTCTGACGGTGCTTTACACAATAATAACCCTCCAACCTCAATTGCTCCTTCCTCTGCCCAGCGTGAGTCCTGATCTGAAAGTATCTTCAGTTCAGGATGATCCTCAGCCTTGACGGGTTCCCACCCCTCTCGAAACCGACTGGATACGTTGGTGTTATCTGGTTGTCCTACCATACTGGTACGAATCCATCTAAACTCCCAACCATCCACTGGTTCAGGGTCAGGAAGAACATTCGGTGGAGACCACGATTTCTTACGCTCTGTGGTTTCACGTTTATACTCCTCTCTCGGAGTGCGCTCTTCAGACATACATATATCCTATTGTTTTTCCAGCATCATATCCTTAACCATCTGGTTAGCATACTGTTCTGGAGTTACCCCAAGTTTCTTTGCGAGAGCCACTTGAGTTGCTGTAAGCTGCACTTTGCGCGGTTTAGCACTGTTGTTGCGTGTAGCAGGTGCGACCACGGAACTCTGGGAAGTTGCGCCTACAGCATCTTTTATTTCCTTCCCAAAGAAATCTGGAAAAACTTGACCCATTCTTGAATCAATTTTTTCATAATATTCATCAGATCGAGGATCAATATTGTCCTCTCTCACTAATTTTTCATGAACCCCATAAGCAAAACTGGTCATTTCAGAATCGGTGCCAAACCATTGGTTTTTAGCTTGCCACTCAACCGCTTTCTTGTCGGGTTTCGGAACTTGTTGTTGAGGCATATACTGTTGCTGGGGAGCCTGTGGCACTGGTGTTTCCGGCATCTGCGCATTAAATTGTTCAGCGCTTGCCTGATCCATCGTTGCTCTGGTCAGTTGCTCCTGTGCGGCAACCATTTCTTCAGTGTTGCCTTGTTCATAAGCCTCTTTGTATTTTTGCTGGGCAGCTTGCTTGGCAAAGCCTGCTCTCTCTTCAGCTTGCTTGCCGATGTATTCCTGCCCGTTTACAATCAAGCCGTTAAGACGGTCATTCTCCGCTTTTACCCTCTGGGCATAAACAATCGCCTCATCGCGGAGTTTTTCAGATTGTTCCTTTTGCCGCCTTTCATCATGGCTCTTGGCGGTCAGTTGATCAATTCGCCATTGAGCTGTCTTGTCCACATTGAGAATTTCTTCATCAATAGAACCATCTTTAACATCTTCGGCAAAAACTTTTTCTTTCCTTACCGGTTTAGTTTCAGCATCATCAATGATTTCTATATCAAGTTCACCTTGGGTTTCAGCTTCCTCATCTGGTTTTAAACCAACTTTGGACTTCACTCCCAAGAATTTTTCTTCGTTGCTCATTCCTGAGCTTTCTGTATCAGTCATATCTTTTCTATTCCTCTGGGGTCATCAACCACCGCTTCAATATTATCATCATTAAGAAGTCGGAACTCCTTGCCACGAATTTTAATGCGAGTGCCACTGAAAGCACGAAACAGAACAAAATCGCCTTGCTTACACCAAGCACCAGTAGGAAATCTGTTTTCATCTTTGTAGCAATCGGGTCCCATCTTTAGAACAAATCCAACTATCGTGGAGACTTCCTCACTCTGCAAGGTTTCTTGCGCTTTCAGGATTCCCCCTTCGGTCTTCTTTTCTTTTTCCGGGATTGTAATCAGGATTCGATATCCTGTAGGTTCGGGCAACTGAGTTGCTTCTTTTTGTTCTCTATCAATATCGAGAGCAGTTTCCATAACCACCTCTTTGCGTAAAATTATTAAGGGTTTTACGACCCCCTGCGGCATTATACCGAATTTAGAGCCGTTCCAGTTCCTCGATTATATCCAAGAACTCGCGCTCTGCGAGGGCTAAGCCCTCAATCACACCAGCTTGATGTTTATACTCATCAAAACTGGCACAACTTCCTGTAGCAACATTATCGGCTTTAACATTCAACAGCTCACGAAGTTTCTTCTTAAACTTGTCAACCAGAAGGTCGCCAGTAAAATCACTACTCGCCATCATTATTACCAGATGTTATATCAGTTGCAAGCCTTGATGCAATTTCTGCGGCTTTGATTGCCTCTTCACTGCTAATCTCATCTCCCTTCACCTTAGCCTCGAGTACATCACTGATCAATTTCTGTTCCATGCCGGACTCGGCAATCTTCTCTTGTGAACGAATGCGCTCAAGTTCAATGGCATCGCGGGCTTGCGACTTCTGCATATCGATTTGGGCATCAATGGTATCAGCCTGCGCCTTACGCTGCACTTCGGCTTCCTTGATATCCAATTCTCGTATTTTGGCTTGTACCAATGGGTCTTGCATTTGTTTTTGTATTCGTTGTTGCTCGATTTCCATTTGATGCTTTTGCAATAATTTTTCCGCAGCATCGGCAACCAGACTCGATAATCTCTTTTCGATTGATTCCGGCAATGGTTCGCCCAGTGGTGGCAGTTCGGTGCCTAGTTCCTGTTCAATCTCATTACGATACAAGAAGGCTAGATGTTCCCTGATGTGTGCTTCAACGGCTGCCCTCAATAACTCCATGCCCTGCGGGTTGTTCTGTCCCAGCTGCGCCAGTTCGGGGTCTTGGATGGCTGCCATGTGCACCTTGATGTGTGACTCTTGGTCTTGATACTCAAAGGCTTTCACTGGTTCCCCGTTGATCATGCTCATGTTCTCACTCACGGGATCAGCAGGTTTAATGTCGTTTTCAAGCGGGATAATCTTGTCAGCATCATGAATGCCGAGGGTATTCAGCATCTGCCTGTGTAATTCTGGCAGGTTATACATCTGTGGTGCCTGCTGTGCCAATTGCAGTGCCGCCTGATACTGCATGATGCGTTGTGCCATCGTTGCCGAGTTCGGGTCGGACACCGGCATTACATCAACACGGTCATCGAAGTCTTCCATCTTGATTTCAACATCTGG